GTAATGCTATTTGGAATGACCAGAAAAGACAATATGATTTATATTTAAAGAAACCGATAAAGTACCTTGGTGTAAACTCTGTGGAACTTTATTACCCTTCTCAGTCTGAGTTTGATGGAATGAGTAAGAAAGAAAAGAACTTAAAATATAACAATGATTTTTGGGATAACTTTCCTCATGATTTCTCCTCTGCTGTTTCTGAGTTTTGGGATAATTTGGATGAGTATACCGAATTTAAATATGCGGATTATGATTTTCAATCTGAGGAGTCGATAGAAGACCGTGTTGTGAATAATTATGCTGGTAGACTTTATAGTCGAGTGAATCCTTCTGTTACTAATTATTTTTCTTTAGATGGTGATGTTAAAGAAATTATAAAAAACAGACATACAAATAAAGATATTACACCAGTTGAAAATGTTATAAAATATTATGACTTGAAAACCAAAGATAGAAGTTTTTGGATGGGTGTTTATAAATTCTTTTATGATGATAAAAATATAAATTCAGAAACGGATGAATTTTTACTTAATATTTTGTTAATTAATAATGAAGATTTTATATATTCTCCTTTTATACACAGTGGTTCGTCTGATGAAATTTCTGATAGCGTTGGAGAGTCTGTTAGGTTTTACATGGATTTAAACTTATGGAGTTTGGATAAGAGTGTTTCACATGTGAAGGACTTTTCTAATTTATATGCTTCCAATCCAAATTATTACGGTGTAGACCATGAGGGTAATTGGACTTCTCATGTAACTAGGGATTATGGTTCAATTCTTGGTTCTTCTAAAGTTTTTGAAGACCAGAATATTTTACATTTTAATTGGAATATAATGAAAAAGCAGTGGAGTGATAAAACTCAAAAATATGAAAAATTTGAAAACTGGGGCAATCCTTTTTTAGAGTATGAGAATTCAAATCGATATTTAAAAGATAGAAAAATAAATACTACCATTCCTGATTATATAATAAACCGTCCAATACGCATGCATTCGATGGGGCAGGTTTCTTATAATGTCTCTCCTATTGTTGGGGCAAACTACGGGGTTATTCGAAACATTTCTTTAAGGGTGACTAAGTCTAACAGAGGAAACTTTGTGGGGTTTGTGGGGGGCGTGTGTGGCAAACAGGAGCGTGGATATGTTGCTTCTATAAATGCTGATGTGACTGATATGTTTGAGGGTGTTTTGGAGAGACCTGTGATGCCTTTATATTCAGACTTTCAGTCTATAGAAGAGTTTAATGAAGCGATGGAAGAATATAATATTAAAAATAGAGAATATAATTATGAGGTGCGATATAAAACCACTCCAATAGTTTCTCCAAAGTTGATTAAAAATTTAACAGTTATTGAAGTCAATCCAGATGACAATAAGGAAAAATATTATGAGGATGATGTGTATGATGAGTTTAATTATACAAACAATCCAAATTATAAAAGAGATAAGGCATTATTCGATTCTTATGGTTTAGTTGATAAGTACACCAGTGATTGGTTTTCTGAGCAAGAGGTGGATAATGATACACCTACGGCAGATGTTATAACTTATAAATTAAATCCAATAATAAACTCGGGTGGTTTGTTTGGACGGATAGTTCCTTCTCGTGGAAACAATAAAATAGGTGAGAATGTTGTTTTTGGGTTGACTTTAGAGAATTTAAATATAAATTATAAAGAGAATAAAAATGTTAATTCTTCATTACTAAATTTAAACGGGTATTTAGAAAGTGAGGATAAAGGTCGTGTGGTGAGTATTCATGATACTCGTGGAATTATTTCTGGATTGGTGGATATAGAGACTTCTAATGTTGGGAATGTTATAAACGAGGAGAATAAAATAAAACTTATAAATGTCTCTGCGAATAGTGTTGATGATGTGGATATTTCAGAAAATAAGACGGCACCTTTTGGGTTTTTAAGTTATAAACCAATAGATATAAACACGGTTGCTTCTTTAAGGGTGTCGATGGTTGGTAAATCGAAGGAGTATAATGTAGATGAGTTAAATATAACTCATGGTTTAGATTATACTATTGAGTCAAATTACAAGGATAAAAAATTATATAAAGAATTGAGGTATGATGGTCATCAGATTTTCGATGGACGGTTTTTAGTAAATCAGTCTTCAGGTGGTTTCATAGAGGATGAGTTTTACGGTGCTGGGGTATTGAATAAGATTTTAGAGTTTGAAAATACTTTTATTCCAAACGGTAATTTATGTTATTACAATTCAAAAAGTTCTTTAAACGGAGTTTTGCCTTATGGAAAAGTGAGTACTGATGGTGTTTTTGGTTCTCATACTACTTTTGTTCCGAGTTTTGAAAATGTTCATTATAGAAATTTAGGAATTGGATATGATGGTGATAATAAGTCAAAATTATTAGGTCAGGAATTCTTTGGGAATCATTTTTCTCCAAATGTTAAAGAGAGTTTAGATTATACCATTCCTACTCGGTTTTACATGATTAAAAAAGACAGCATTTCTGGTTTTGGTATTTCAGGACTTGAGGTATCTGGTCATGTTGTTTTAGATTATGGCGGTGATATTAAAAACTCTTTAATGAATTCGAATATTTTCAATAAATCCTCTTTTCAGCATGTGGAAGATAGGTATTTTTACTATAGTTACAATTCGGTTGAGACTGCTGTGGATAATTTTATTTTAGAGCAGACAGTTTTCTTTGGTAATCCTTTAAATATGGGTTATTATATAAACACTAGAGATAGAAGTTTAACTTTTGGGGATTCTTTGACTCCTTCGATAATTCGTGAGAATTTAATGACTAATGAAACTTTTACTTCAAAAACAATAAAATCGGAAGAGGGTGATGGGGAGTTTGATGGTGTTTTGGTTGTTGATTCTTCTGATAGAACTGTTATGTTTATAGATAACACTGAAGGTGCTTATTTTGATTATAGTACATTAAAATATAATTTTACGGACGACCATTTATTGGGGGTTTCGAGTGATATATAAAAAACCTTTAAGAAAATTTATATTTCCATCGTTTATTTATTCTTTAGGGGTAAATAAGATAAAAGTTTCTGAGAGTAGTCGGTTTAGGATTTTCTTTTTAGATGAGAAGTTGAGTGAAGATGCTGTTGAATTGAATGATAGATTATTAAATAAGATAATAAATGATGAAGAGCGGATATATTTAAATAAAATAAAGTTTAACTCTGTGAATAAAGATACTGAGGAGATGTCTACTATGACGGTTGAGCGTTTATTGAATATTTCTGTTAAAAGTATTTTATTTACTGATGATGAGCGTTTACGGAAGTCTTTTATTGTTGATGATATAGATTACAAACAAAATTTAAACCGAGAAATTAAGAATGATGATTATTTTACAAATGAATATGGGTTAACTGATGATTATGATTCGAGTAAATATTCTTCTTTAGGAATTCCTGAGGTTTATTTAAAGGAGAATAGAATATTTTTAGAGACGGAGGAGTTTACATTAAAAGAATCAAAGAGTGATATATTTACTCGCCGTGGGATGATTGGTTTTATTATATTATTAGAAGACACTCCAGTTGTGTATTATGAGTTTCCTGAGTTTTTATACCCAAGGTCTAATTATATAAAGATTGAGTGGAATACTAATGGTTTTTTGGAGGTTGAGTAGTTATGCCAGATGAAAAGTATCCTTGGTTGTGTGGTACGCTTTCAGATTACCAGACATTTTGTTCTTCTGAGCACAGTCATTTTATTTCTGAAGAGGAAATAGATACTTTTGGTTCTGTGACTGATGTTGCTCTTTCAAATTATGGTTTACGATTTGTTTATTATAAGGTAAAATTGGATTTAAACCGTGATGTTTTATATGGTGAAGACCAGTTGGGGATTGTGGAGCGTGCTTTTAATATTATTGGTTATATGGAATCACTGCCACCAAATGTTCGAAGTTACCACATGTCTGGAATAGTTGGAGAGGATATTTTGCAGGTTTATATTTCCAGACCGTCTTTTAATTATTGGAGTACTTATGGTGGTTCGGATAGAAACACTCCTCAGGTCTTTGAGAGCATGATTCCGTCTATAGGTGATATTTTATATTTAATGGCAAACAATACTTTTTATGAAATTTACGATGTAAAATATTATGATAAACCGTTTGGTTTACAGTCTCACACTTATTCTTTGACGATGCGAGTTTATAAGGATACTAAATTATCTATAGACAATAAAAACGAGACTTTATCAAACAAGGAAGATAAAATATATACAGTTGTGAGCGGTTCTTTGGAGGATCAATATGAGATAAAAGACACATTATCAAATGAGGAGATTTTCTCAAAAGAGGGTTCGGAGATTTTACTGAATAATGAAGATGATGGAAGTATAAAATACAATCCAAACAGAAATTTCCTAAAATGATACAATTAAGTATTCTTTTTGGTGAAAAGTTTATTATATTTACAGTACAATAAAAAACAAAAATGAAATTTACATCTCTCTTATTGTGACGAGAGAAATTGGTCTTATAAATAACATGTGTTTTTGGTAACAAGAACAATAAAAGAAAAAATACAAATTGGAGGATATAAATGTCTGAAGAAAATTACAGTAGATTACAATTAATTGATAACTACGATTTGGTTAATAGTAATGATTTGGTTATGACTACCATTCGTGGTTTGAAGCATTATTTAATTGAAAAAGTGGATAAAGTAACAAACTTCAAAAATCCAAACAAGCTACCAAAAGGGAAGGAGTTAAATGAAATCACTTCAAATGAAAAAACTTCTAAAGTTTTAGACGATGTTGTTGCACATTGGAAAGAAGAAGCATACCGAGAAGGTTATTTAACTGCTTTGAAGGAAATTCAAGGAGTTTTAATTAAAACTGGACTTTAATGATTAATAAACAAGAAACACATCAAACAGAGAGGTTAATGATGGGTGAATATGTAATAACTAAAATCAAACAGGAGTTGGATACAATTCCAAATTTGATAGAAAACCACATGCACATGATTGATACTTTAGACAAATATTTTAGGAGTTTAGTTCCTGAAGAGGATTTGGTTAAAGTATTTAATTCGAAGAAATCAAACCACATTTTCTTAAAACTAGCTTTAAGTGAAAGTTTTACGATAAAAAAGGAAGAGAGTTTTGAGGGGTTATTTTCAAATATTTCTCTTCTTGAGTTATTAAAAAGAAAAAACAAAAAAGATAGTGATGTGTTTACAAATTTTAATAAATTTGTTGTGATGTATGAGCGTTCTTTAACAAAGGATGAGGATTTTCTTGCTCTATTGCCTGATGAAGTGAAGTCTGATATACCTTTTGATTTTTATTCAAAAGAATTAGATAGGGAGTCGTCGGAGATAATAGAAGCTTATGAGAGTTCTTTGTGAGTTTTACAAACAAATTTTCTACATGCAATGTTTCGAGCATGTGGGATGTACCTGACACGAGTGTGGAGGTATATATAACAAAAATCGAAACGATGGAATACATTATATGGTTCCAAAGGAGAAAAAAATGACAAATAGATATCATGAAAACTTAGTTGATGCTTTTTTTGATGGTATGGGAATAAACAATATTTTCGAGGCATTCACAAATCCACCTAAGAGTCATTTTGTGGAGGTATCTAAAATCAAAACAGATATCACGAAGGAAGACAGGGAGTGTTTAGCTGGTGTTCCTGCGAACATTTATTATTCCAATACTGGTTCTAAAGTGATTGAGGTTGCGATTGCTGGAAAGAGTAGGGAGAATGTTTCTTTAACTAGTTCCGCAGTTGGAGGTCGTACCTTTCTTTTGTTTGATATTGGTCAAACTGAGTCTGAACAAGAGGAGTTGGAAACACAAGACAAAGAAACTAAAGAAGACCGTACTTACACGGTGACTAACATTAAGGGGATTGGAAAATTAACATTTAGAGTTCCTGTTAATCAGGGGTTGGATGTTAAAAACTTAAAGGCGACAGTTAAAAACGGTCTATTGCGAGTTGAGATTCCAGCGTCGGAAGAAGTTAAACCGATTAATTTTGACATTGGTTAAATATTATTGTTATAAAATAAAAATTATGGTTTGAGATGAATATTTATTCATCTCAAACCGTTTTCAATTATATTGAAATAAAAACAAATTTTACAAGGAAAATAATTAATTATGAAATTGCAAAAAATTAAAATTTCAAAAGCGGGATTACATTCATCTTTTTTATATTTTAACAAGGTGTTAATTGAGGAAGGTGTGAGTGCTTTATATTCAAAGTTTATTTTTGAAAACTTCTATCTTTTGAAGGATAAGTTTTTAGAAATTGATTCTGAGATTAAGTCATTGAAAAATGAGAATAAGACACATCCAGATTTCTTGGAATATTTGAAAAAGCGTGAAGCGATTATTCCAATTGGAACGAATGGTGAAGATGTTACTCACGAGCAAATTGGAGCAATTCGAATGTTGGAGAAGGAGTATGAGTCCATTATTTCTTCTGTTGCGAGAAAGGAAAAAGAGAATATTGAGAAATTTGAGGAAATTGTAGAGGTTGAGGTATATGTTTTAGATTTGGAAGAATTTATAAATACAGCACCACCTACAATTGTTGGAAATTTTTCTACGGATAAGTGGAAAGAATCCACAAAGGGTTAAATGTTCAATTTTAAGTAAAATTATTCATCTTTTGGTGGATAATTTTACTATATTTCTTTTTATAAAAGTTATTGTGAGGTTTTAATGAGTCTTTCTGAATTTGTAACTTGGAAGTTTAGGAATCTTGAGGGCAAACACGAGGGATTTCGTAGTTATGAGTTATTTACCACGAAGATAGAGCGTGCTGGTAAGACTTATTATATAAACTATAGAGTAAAGGAAGAACTATGTGATATTATATCAGAAGATGATGAATTATTTACAAAAATAGAAAATTTACCTTTTAATAGGTTAGAGGAAACCTTAAGAGGAATGGGATTTTTAGTTGAGAGGAATGTTAATAGGCACAAGTCCACCTATATAAAATTCATTCCTAAATTTGAGAGAAACGATTAGGTAGTTGATTAACATTTTGGAGTTTAATTAATGGTTAATAAGAAAACTTATAAACACATTGTTTATAATAGACGGTCGGGTGATATATTAGTTCGTTTTGTTGGAAGTGATAAGTTTGAGAAGATAGAGTTTGAGAATTTTTGTTATATAGAGGATAAGTCAAAGCAATCGGATATAAAGGATATTCATGGTGTTCCTATGGTTCGCATGTCTCCGATGCCGTCCTCTGAGTTTCTAAAGAATTTAAAATCTAATGGAATTTCTGTTGCAGAGAGTGACTTGAATCCTGTGGTTAAGTGGAGTCAGGAATATTATGGGAATCAGGACTTAAACTCTTCAGTCAATGATTTCAGGATTGGTATTTTTGATATTGAGGTAGCTGTTGGGTATAGGTATCAGAAAGACCACTCAATTCGTGTTCGTGATAACTCTGGAAACTTTAGGAGTGTGACTTTAGAGCAGTTATTTACTGTTAAGAATTATAAAGAGATAAATGTTTACGATGAGTTATCACAGTCTGAGGTTAAGTTTAAAAATAGTTGTTATGCTGAGACTTCTATATTCCCAAAACCTGAATTGGCGGAGTTTCCAATAAACCTTATAACTTTTTATGATACTTTTGAGAAGGAGACTTATACTTGGGGATTTAATTTGGAAGTTTCTGAGGATGATATTATTAAAAACTATAAAAACTTTTCTTCTGAGATAGAGATGTTAGAGGATTGGTTAAATTGGTTCAATAAAAGAAATTTTGATATTATAACTGGTTGGAATAGTGTTTTGTTTGACTTGCCTTATATAGTGAATCGAATAAGGAACATTGTGGAAGAATCTCGAGTGGAAACCTTTTTGAAGAAACTTTCTCCTTTAGGTTCTCTTCCTTTCAAGCGGTCTATTGTTGATAAAAAGACAAAGATTTTATTAGGTGAGTCTTACGATATTACTGGATTGGTTCATTTAGATTACATGGATTTATATAAGTCTTTTGCACCACATGAACCATTGCCTTCTTATTCTTTGCAGTATGTTTCTCAATATGTATTGGGCGAGGGGAAGTTAGAGTACGAGGGTACTTTAAATACTTTGTGGAGAAAAGACCCTTTGACTTTTGTGCAGTATAATGTGATTGATGTTGTTAGGTTGGTTGAGATTGAGCAAAAGACACAGATATTCCCATTAGTGATTGAGTATGCTCATGAGAGTTTAGTGACCATGGATAGGGTTTATTATAAGGTTCCTACTACTGAGGGTGTTATATTAAAATACATTCATGAGAACAATATGGTTATGAATGATAGGATTTCTGATGACGATTTTGATTGGTGGCGTGAAGAGGGATTTTATAAAGTCACCAAAGACAATGGTGAAATATATTATCAAAATTGTAACTGGGAGGATGGTGAGTTTGAGTTTAAAAATTTTGGAGTTAAGGCAGGGTATTGTTATGATTATGCTGGTCGCTTTGATGATTGTTTAAGTTTTGATATTACTTCGAGTTATCCTCATCACATTATGCAGTTTAATATAAGTCCTGAGGTGAAGGTTAAAAAACCTACGAAGGAGATGGTTGAGAGTGGTGAGGTTATATTAAGTGATGTGAATGGTGTTGGTTTTAAGAACACTTCGACGGCGATATTGCCTAATATAGTTGAGAAGATATTTGAGGAGCGTAAGTATTGGAGAACCAAAGCAAAAAAGGCATTAGCTGAGGGAGACATGGAGAACTTTTTAATTTACAATAACAAACAGAACTCAAAGAAACTCAGGAGTAATAGTGTTTTTGGTGTTTGTTTAACTAAGTCTTTTCATTTGTATGACATTGATTGTGCGAGGGCAATTACTCGTTGTGCTCGTGTGACTTTGCGTGATTATTTGATGTTTTATTCAAATTCTTATTATAAGACTTTTGGGTTTTTGAATTCTGTTGCAAAGAAGTATAATTTATCTATACCAGAAGACACTCCACCAATTGAAATAAAAAACAGGGATGAGATGACTGTTCATGCTGATACTGACTCTTTATATGTTTGTGTACATGAGGTTAAGGAATTCTTAAAAAGTAAGGGTGTGTCTATTGAGACGGAGGATGAGCACAGATTATTTTACAAAAAAACAGAGGAAGTTTTACAGAACTTTTTCAATAGGGTTTTAGAACTTCGTGCTCAGCATTCTGGTGTTGTTAGAAATAGAATTAATTTCTCTAGAGAGAATGTTTTTACAAACATGTTCTGTGTTGCCAAGAAGTTATATTTTGGAAATGTTGTGGATTCGGAGGGTATGGTATTTCCTTTTTCAAAACCTAAGCACAAAATTATGGGAGTACCAATTAAGCGTTCGGATATGCCTGACTTCTGCAAGGTTCGTGCAGAGGAGTTGGCGTTTGATATTTGTGCTGGTCAGAATTACTCGGATTCTCGAGATTATGTTATTGAAACTTTTAGATTATTTGAGGAGGCAGGTGTTGATGCTGTGTCTGGTGCCAAGTCAATCTCTGAGTATACAAAATATATAAAGAATCCTATAGAGCATTATGTTAAGAATGGTTTATATTTTGAAAAAGGACAAACATTTAATGCTAAGTGCTCTCTTGCTTGGAATTATTTAATTGCGAAGCATGATTTACCTTATGAACCTATTGAGAATGGAAATAGGTTTAATTACATTTATATAAAACCACAAAATTTATATAATTTAGAGGCAGTTGCTTTTGTTGGTCAGTATCCCAAAGAGTTCGAAGAAATGTTTGAGGTTGATTATGAGGTTATGTTCAGAAAGACTTTTGTTCCATTATTTGAGAAGATATTTTTAATTAGTGGTTGGATTGGTGAGAAAGAGAAACTGGACATTCTCTCAGGTGGTTTAGAGGATTTCTTTAAGTAGGAAATTTTTCAAAAGGAGAAAATTATGAAAGTTATAATGTTAGATGATTATTCGCAGACAAATGCAAACAAGTTCATTCATTTAATAACTGAGGATAAGTTATTATCAAATGATGAGTTAACCAAGGGGTTAAAACTTCACAATGTTAAAATTGAGAGAGTTGAAACAATAAATGGAGAGAAAGTTTATTATATTAAAGAGAGTAAAAGCAATTTATTGTTGGGATAAAAAACTTATAAAATCTTAATCAATCACACTTGGTTTTTGGTAATATTATGCTATATTTTGTGGTATAATAAGGGTTATAAAACAATTTTCATTAAATTAGGAGTTATATTATATGGCAAAGCAGGTTAAACGGAATCCTCTAGTGGATAAGTTGCGGAAGGATAAAAAATTATTAGACTTAATGCATGTTGAGAGTGTTGATGAGCATTTGAGTTTAAACTCTGGAATTATTAATTTGTTATTTTCTGGAAAGATAACTGGTGGAATAAAAAAAGGAAAAATAAGTACAATCGCAGCTGACTCTTCTTGGGGTAAGTCTTTAATTGGATTAAATGCTTTAGTCTCGGCATACAAATCTGGTATGACTTGTGTTGTGATTGATACTGAGAATGCTTTTAATAAAGAATTAGCGACTGAGTTGGGGGTTGATGTAGATAATATTTTAATTTATGAGACTTCAATTATTCCTGAGATTCAAAAAATCTTCGCTCTTATTAATGCTGAGTTTAAAAACAAAAAAGAGCGTAAGGAAGTATTCTTCTTAATTGACTCTTGGGGAACTATAGTTGAGACACAGGTTTTGGATAAAGCGGAGGAAGGGAGTTCAGCAGTTAACATGCAGAGTGCCAAGTTTAAAAACGCTTTAGCAAATTTAATTAATGCTTATGGAAATACTACTTTAGTTGTTAACCATGTTTATGATAATATTGGAGTGATGTTTGGAGAGAAGTATGTAATTCCAGGTGGAAAGCGTTTGCGATTTAATAGTGATTCGATTGTGTTGTGCTCCTCTGCTTCAAAAGCAAAAGACAAGAGTGGAAATATTATTGGAAAAATAATTACGGCATCTATTAATAAAAGCAGAAGTGCAAAAGAATTCCAGAAGGCAAAGTTCTTAATTGAACACAATGGTGGAATTAATCCATTCTTTGGTTTATTAGAGGACTCGGTTGAGAGTGGGGTTGTTGTAAAGACTAAAAATGCACACTTTGCGAGGGTAGACCATGATATAGACAAAGAAACTGGTGAGGTTTTAACTCATTGGCATGAGCGTGATTTATATTGTGCTAAGTTTTGGATTCCTTTATATAAAAGTAAAAAGTTTAATGATTTTTTAGAAGCAAAGTATGCTTATTTTGAAACGGAGTTAACTGCTGTCTCGGATAATATCATGGAATTATTAGAGGTTGATGAGAGTGAGTTGTCTTCGGTGAGTTGTTATCATACAAAGAAAAAACTAAGTGAAAAAGATTCTGTTATTGAGGAAGAAGATGATGAAGAATAAAAATTATTTATTGGAAATTGAACTTGAATCGATGGATAATTTTAAGAATATCAATTCTTTACCTTGCTCTTACCCACGATTTAATTATGATGTGAAAAATAATGAGGTCATTCGTGGTATTTATAAGAAATTTTCTGATTTAAGTGAAAAGTTGGAATTTGAGCAAACTGAGATTTCTTCACAAAATGAATATTATCATTTATATGAGGAAAAGATTTCTTTAAATCCTTATATGCCTTATATTTATACCTATTTTGATATTTTTAATATTGAAGAAAGAATCTCAGAAGATATGGTACGGACGATTAAAGAAGCTAGACAAATGGTTAAAGAGTTTGTTGGTAGAAACGGTGCTGAGGAGATATTGGAAGAGATATTTTCAAAAAACAATATAAGTGATATTAAAGAATCTACTTTATATAAAGGGGAATTTTTTAACCAAAGACAAAGAACTGATATAAGATTTCAGTTGGAAAACAAATATGAGAATAATTCTTATTTGAAGGGTGACTCGTATAAATTAAATCTATACATTCGTTTTAATGATTCTGTTTCTTTAGAAGATTTAACTTTTGATTTTATATTTATGAGTTATTTATATCAGGTTGTTTTTGTTAATTTACTTAAACAGAATAAATTTGATTATATTGAGACAAACATTGAAAAATTTGTTAAAACTCCAGATTATGATACTAAAAGATTATATGTTGGAGAAGTGATAGTAAGTTATTCAGACTTAACTATAGGTGTTGAGAGTGCTAATCTTGCGAGGTTTAATTTGAATGGATGATAAAACTTTGGAATTTGAAAAAATTATTATAAAGGTTTTGTTTGTTGATGAGGATATGCGTAGTAAAATTATTCCAAATATAAAAGTGGAATGGTTTATGAATATAGATATTCGGGAGATAGTGAATGTTATAATAAGTTTTGTAGAAAAATACGGTCAGATGCCAAATGTTATTGAGATGGGTAGATTGATAAAGGATGAGGACACTTCTAAAGTTTTGAAGGAGTGTTTAATGATACCTGATGAGGATATTCGTACTCAATTTATCTTAGAAGAGATAGAGGAATTTGTAAAAAGGCGTTTAGTTTTCAATGTTGCTCAGAGTGCTTACAATTACTCTTCGAAGCACAATTCTAAAAAACCCAATGGTTCTTTTGCGGATTTGATGTCTGATGCTGAGTCTTTTTCTTTTGATACTAATGTTGGGTTTGACTTTTTTGAGGAACCAAGTCGTTTATATCATGATGCGAATGTAAACGAGAAGATTATTAAGTGTGGATTAAAAAACATTAATGATTTAATTGGTGGTGGTTTTCATGAGAAGTCTTTAAACTTATTTTTGGCGAGTACTAATATTGGTAAGACATTGATTATGTGTTCTTTTGCTACTGACTTTATTTTAAGTAATTATAATGTTTTATATGTAACTTTTGAAGACCCAGAGAATAAAATTGCCACTCGTGTTGCTCAGAATATGTTTGATGTTACTCAGTCACAGTTGAAGCAGATGTCTGAGAAGGAGTTTCAGAAGGCATTTGACCAGACTCGGTCTAAGATAAAAGATAATCGTTTTATAATTAAAGAATTTCCTGAGGGTACTATAAATGCCACTGCTTTGAAGAGTTTAATAAAGGAGTTAAAAGACAAGCGTGATTTTATTCCTGATGTTTTGATTATTGACTATATAGGTTGTATGATTCCGAATGGAAAATATAATTCTAATTTGAATTCAAATACTACTTTACAGTTAATTTCTTTACAGGTTCGTGCTTTGGCGATGGAGTTGTCTATGCCTATAATTTCTGGATTGCAGACAAACCGTGGTGGTTATGGTCAGTCTCACATTGGTTTAGACCAAGTTGCTGACTCTTATAGTTCTACCACCAAGGCGGATGCAATTTTTGGAATAACTCAGACTGAGGAGTGTCAGAGTGAAAACTTTTATTTTGTTCAGTTATTAAAGACTCGATATGGCAATCAGCGTAATAAAAAAATCATGATAGGAGTTGATATTGAGAAACAGCGTATTTATGATATTGACCAAAATGAACATGAAGTGAATAAGAGTAATGTTTTTGATAGTAGGGCAATGGCGACAATAAGTGCAAATAATGATGATAATGATGATGATGGATTTAATGCAGATGATTTTGGGTTTGATTTTATTTAGTGAGGTGAAACATGAGTAATTTTTTTGATGGATTAAATAGTAATTATGGTGATAGGAAGGAATTCGAGGCATTAATAGAGAAGTCTTCTTTTTATAACTTAATGAAAAAGCATGGTTTTGACTTTGAGGAGGTTGAGGATGACTTGTCTGTTTCTCGAATTGCCAAACTTCCAAAATGTTTAATTCCAGTTGTGAATAATGATATAGAGGAATTTCATTATTTTAACTCGACATTGGCGAAGTTACATCGAGACCGAGTTATAAGTATTTTGGATGTTGTTTTATATTTAGTTAATGACTTTTTTGAACCGTCAATAGTTTTGCGATGTTTAGATGAGGTTAATTTTTACTTATTGAAGAATGAGATGCAAAGTCGTTATAAAATAGGTATAGAGGAAAACGAACTTACGGAGTTTTTACAAAATGGTAGTGACTAATTCACAATTATCTAATTTCTGGAAGGAGTTGATGTTATTGTTATATCCAAAGAAAGACAAAAAATTAAACATTCCAGTTTTTAATAAAAGCAATTTGAAGAAATTTCAGAAGATGAGTTTTGAAGAAATATTGAAATCTAAATTTTACAAAACTAAGAACTCATGGAGAGGGGATATACATTTTACAAAACTAGCGAATGAGATATCTTCTGGGAGGATAGATTTTTACAATTGGGTTTATATAGTAATTGGTGAATATTGTAAAAAGCAGAAAAAGAAGAAGATGGACTTAATTAATCCACAAATTATAGAAAAAATTTCTATATTATATACAGTTGAAGGGATAAACAAACAGAGAGAGATGTTTAATGAGTTAATAGAAACAGAAAAAAGTAAAAATGACCATTTTATGCAATATTCGGAGAATGCTTTTGATTTGTATAAATTAGACTTCGAGCAGAAGAATAAATTATATGAATGGGTGAGGTCGAGTTATATAAATTATTATTTTTACTTAGAGGCAATGGATGTGGAATTTACAATAGATGAGACAAAGTGTTCTCAAGAGGTTTATAGGTTTATAAAAATTATGCAAATAGTAAAAAAGAATATAAAGAAACAAAATATCATTAAATTAACAAAACAAAAAACACAAGGAGTTAAATAATGCCAATTAAAAGAAACATCGATTCGTACTTCGATATCATCGCACCAAATAAAAACCAAGAAGAGACTAAGTTTAAAAAGAAATCTTATGCAGTTGAGAAGTCTTTCAAACCAGTTTATAAAGATGGGCAGTTTGAGGTTGTGTTGCGTTTCCTTCCATCTTGCAAGGAGGAGTTCAGACCTTTTGTAGAAAATAGAAGTCACTTCATTAGAGGCAAGTCTACTTCTGGGGAGTTTAAAGTGTTCCCAGTAAATTGTCTTAGTAAGTATGGAAAACCTTGTCCAATTTGTGACTACAATCGCGAGGTTTTTAAGAAGGTTGGAAAGATTGATTATAGAAACCACAGTTTAGGAAAAGCGAATAAAAAATATATTTCAAATGTATTAGTTGTTAGAAATGATAATGCACCAGATACTGAAGGTCAAATTTTCAGATTTGAATTTGGGATAATGTTTCACAATTTAATTTCAAATATTATGAGCAATCGTGAAGATTTGGAATTGGGTACTATAAAAGGAATTAATCCATTTGATTATATTGATGGTGCTAATTTTATTTTTAAGGGTTCGAAGGAATCGAACGATGCTATTCCAAATTATAAAGAATCTTCTTTTGGAATTCAGCGTCGAATCAATCACTGGAATAGAGACCTTAAAAAGTATGTAGAATATACTGATGAGGAAATTGAGGAGATTGATAATAACCTCTTGACTTTAGAAGAGTGGGATATTAAGGAAGAGGATGTTAGTACCTATGAGCAGGTTTTGGAATCTTACGAGAAGATTTTTGGAAAGTCTTTATTTGGTGGGGTGACTGTGTCGCCTGCTACGAATGAAAGTCCTTTAAATCCTTTTAATGATAATAAGACTTCAACACCAAAGCGGACTACTATAAACGAGCGTACTGATATTAATGAGGTTTCGTCTACAAAAGCGGAGAAGAAGGTTAAAGAACCAAAGCAAGTGGATGATATAGATTCCTTATTTGCAAACCTTTCCAAATAAAAAAAACAATTAAAAAGGTGGGGAATCGCTCCACCTTTATTTTTAATTTTAGGGAGTTTTATGATTAATTTTAATGATGAGAATTTAAGAGTTTTGAATATAACACACTGGGATTTGGATGGTGTAGTTAGTTCTATTATTTTGAAAAACTTTTACAAAGATGTGATGGTAGAATCGGTAACTCACAGTCGCAATGATTATATAGGTAGAGTTAAAGAAAAACTTGATGAGTTTGATGTCATTATTTTCACTGATTTTACTCCTGAGAGTTTTAAACCTTTTGAGGAGATGGGTAAACCGTTTATGGTTCTTGACCATCATGAGAGTGCTTTAAAGTTCAAAAATTTAGAAAAGAATATTATTATTGACACAAGAAACTCGGCATCTAAGTTAATTTATAGGTGGTATAATTCTTTAGGGAAGAAGGATATTTCTCACCTTGAGGAATTAGTTGAGTTAACAAACGATTATGACATGTGGATTATGGAAGACAAGCGTTGTTTGATGTTTAATAATTTATTTTGGTTATTTGGGTTTGAGTGGTTCTCTTGGCGTTTCTTAAATGGTAATTTAAAGTTCTATGATGAGGAAATTGAGTACTTAGAGCATCATAAAAAAAGTTTTAAGGACTATTATGATAATCTTTCGATTGTTGAATTGCCGATGAATGGTGTTATGTATAAGTCTTACAAATATAGCAGTGAGATTAATATTTTATTAGGTCAGGAGTATGATTATATAATTATTTTAGGCGACTCCAATTATTCTTTAAGCATTCGTTCGATGACCGATGAGATTGACTTAGTTAAGGTTACGGAGATGTTTGGTCGTGGTGGTGGTCACAAGTCTTCTGCTGGTGTACCTTATAAAAATGAAAGTGCGAATGAGGTTGTGAAGGGGATATTGAAGGTTATAAAACATTTAAAAGAAGAGGGATAGAAAAATTATGAATTCTCGGGAGTTTATTTCTTCTGTACCTTTGGTTACGATTGACTCTCAGTATGACAATATAATGAAGGTTCGGAAGATGGATAAAGAAACGAATGATTTGTTTTATAAAATAATCAAAGAACCTTTAATAGTTGAGGATAAGAACTTAATTCCTCAATGGAAGTTTTGTAGTGTTGTTGAAGGAAAAGAGAAGCGTCGGAGTGAAAATATTTTAAACACTGATGTTTTGTTATTGGACTTTGATGATAGCAGATATAATCGTGATAATTTTGAGAAAATGTTTTCTGAATATAGATTTATAATTCATACTAGTCATTCTTATGATGGTACAAACACAAAGTTTAGGGTTATATTACCTTTACATGATGTTTATTCTTTTGAGAAGATGTTTGGCAAGTGTTATGATAAGTCTTTTTCTGCTTATGATATTTTATTAAATTATTTCCAATATTTAGATTCTGCTTCATTAGTTCGAGCACAGTTTTTCAAGATGCCAGCAATTCGTTCCGTTGGTGCTCCTTATTATTATAAAATAAATGATACTGACAAATTGTTTAGTTTGTATGAAATTGAAGGATTTTCTTTTGCTTATTCTTTAGGTTTAGAAAAACAAAAAGAGTTCAATAAAAAGCGAGAGATGAGATATAAGAAAAAATATAGTGGTGTTGATTTAACCAAAGCGAAGGAATATATTTCTCGTGAGTCTGAGAAACTTTTGGAAGGTGAGCGTCACTTAGGTATATTTGGTCTTGCATGTTGGTTTAAGAAACTGGGTGGAACATTTAGTGAATTTCAGAGTATCACAAATCCAAGCTGGTCTGATTCTAAATTCAGGAGACAGTTGAAACGATTGGAGAATGAGTGGTATAGTTTAAAGTAACTCGAATTTGACTCGAAATATGACTCCTTATAAATATAGTATAAGGAGTTTTTTTATGTTGAAGATTGCTGGATTGGACTTGTCTATTAATTCGTCTGGGGTGACTGTTTGTAATTTAGATAAAGAGTTTAATATTATTGATGTTAATTCGTTTGGGTTTACTCAGGTTAAGAAGAATGAGAGGTCAAACATTATTCACTTTAAAAACAAAGATTTTTCAAATGAGTATGAGAAATATACTTTTATGATTAACCACATTATGGAGTGGACAAAAGACTGTGAATATGTTGCTGTTGAGGATTATGCTTTTGGTGCTCAGAATAGCATGATATTTAATATAGCTGAGAATAGTGGTTTGATAAAATTTCATTTATTAAAAGCAGGAGCGAAGTTGAGACTTTATACTCCCAAGAGTGTTAAGAAATATTTTTCAGCTTATGGTTTAAGTGATAAGGTTGGGATGTACAATGCGTATAACAATTATAAGGGTTTAAAGTTTGATATTAGTGACTTACCTATAGTTGATAATGGTCGTGGTGTTTCTCCCACAAGTGATATTATAGATTCTTTTGCGATTTGTGATATGTTAAGTACTGAGTTAAAAATAAGAAACAAAAAAATAGAATTGGGAGAATTGGATAAGCACATTCAGGAGTGCTTCACAGCATCCTCAAAAACAAACAAACAGGGTGTTTTGGGGATTGAATTTATAATAAACGGTACAAAGTGCGAGTGTTAATTTAAAGGCGGTGTGGGCGTTGTTTGCAGGTGATTATTTAAAGGGTGAATTTACACCAAAGAATCCAAATAAATGTTTAAATAAGAATGGTAAACTTCCAAATTCGAAGGATAAAATAACATTTCGTTCATCGTATGAGATGATATTTGCAAATTGGTGTGATTTAGAGGATGATGTTATTGAGTGGGGTTCTGAGGTTATTGAAATACAGTATTTTTCAAAGGTTGATAATAAGAAACATCGTTATATAACTGATTTTGTTTTTATGTCTAGAAATGCTGATGGTGGTGTTGACAAGTGGTTAGTTGAGATAAAACCAAAGTCTCAGGTGCCTGTTTTGAATGCTGTTGGAGAGATTCAGTTTCCTGAGTTACCGAAGAAAAAGCGAGTGACCAAAAAATCAATTGAGCGTTGGCAGTCTTTTTGCAATGTTTTGAAAACAAATCATGAGAAGTGGGAATCGGCGAGGGTTTGGGCAAGGAAAAATGGATATAATTTCAAAGTTATAACTGAGCAAGAGTTGGGATTAGTTGTGGGTTAAAAAATTCTTATAAATAGAATATACAAAAAAATTAGGAGAAATTAGAAAGTATGTCAAAAAGAATTTTATTATTTGAGGGTGGGAATGCTGTTGCGGAGAATGGTCAAACGGCGGATGATATTAACATACAAGACTTCTCAAAGGAGCAGTATACAAAGTTTAAAAAAGATGTTATTGAAATGTTGGTTCAGTTTGGTAAGGCATTTAAAAACTTTTCTGGTGAGGAGCTATATTCAAACGAGTTGTTAACTTCTTTTGAGTTGTTTTCTGGTTCTTCTTATGAATTCTTTCGAAGGGATAGGGATGAGTTTGTGAAGCACAAGAAGACAATGGGTGACATTGATATGCAAATTGATGGTGCTAAGAAAGAGAAAATTAGAGAATTCTTAAAAAGTTCTGTTGGTAAGAAGTTTAATGGGTTTGTGTATCAGGGTGCTCAGTTTGGTGGTGATTTTTATAATATATTTACAGTTCCAAAAGAATTCAATCCGATGGCAAAAAATATACAGATAGATTTTGAGTTTGTTGATTATGATTCTGGTCGTCCGACTGAGTTTGTGCGTTTTTCTAAAAACAGTTCTTGGGATGATATGCAGGTTGGCATCAAGGGATTGGCGAAGAATATTTTAATGAGTACTATTTATAAAGTGGTTTATGGTTCTGAGGGTGTTGTTTTTCAAAACAAAAAGGATGTACCTTCGAAGGCATTTAAGAGTTCGAAGGTACCTTCAATGACTTATGGTTTCAAGGGTTCTCGTGTTAAGTATAGACCTGTTTATGATGATAGTGGAAAGCATGTGGAGTATGAGGGTAAACCTGCGTATAGAGAGGTTCCTGTTAAGGATTCTGGTACAAACACAAACCTAGAGGAAATCTTTAAGGAGATGTTTGGTAAGTATCCAGAGGGTGATGAGATGAGGAGAATGTATAGTTATGTTGGTATTTTGAGTTTACTAAATAAATATTTAAATGAAGAAAAAAATCAAGAGATATACACTTCTTTCATGAAGTCGATTGTTAAGTTTGTAGGGGATTCTGGAGATTTGTTTGAAGCGATAAAAAGCAAATATAAAGAGATAGTTCCCACTGTTTTTGATGAGGAAGAAAACTTAACTTTTGAGAAATATATAAGGATGAATAGATATTATGCCAATTCAAATTAAGAAAATAGAGTCTACCAAGAAGGCGACACTTGGTGAAATAGTTGAG